AAAACAGGTATCACTATCAAGGCTAATTCAAAAGAATTAACTAGCCATTGCGTTGTGGTAGATATGGTATTGAAAGATGGTACTATGAAACGTATTGTTATTCCTGAAGGAAAAGTAACGGGTATCGGAACTATCTCTTACAAAGACGCTGAGACAGTCGGATACCAAACAACTCTTACAGCATTTCCAGATGGAGAAAGCAATACTCACTACGAATACATCAAAGGAGCTTAATACATGTCAGAAACTAAATCATTTAAAGGGACTACTAAAACAGGTTTTCCATTCGATATCAGTATGGAACGGATGGAGAACTATGAGGTAGTAGAAACTATTGCTGAAATAGATGAAAACCCTCTTGTGCTACCTCGATTGCTTAAATTGTTACTCGGTGATCAGGTGGAAGCATTGAAAGATCACGTCCGTGGTGAAGATGGAATTGTACCAACTCAGAAGTTGATGGATGAAGTACGGGACATCTTCGAGTCACAGAATGTAAAAAAATAGTAACCCTTTCCAGAATGATCAAAACTGATGAAGATGCTTTGATTTGTGATTTAGCTGAGACGTATCGCATTTATGATTACAGACAGCTACCTGCATATCAGGTAGCTGTTTTTTCATTTGGTCTGCGTGATGATTCAAGGATAAAAGTTGCAATGTCAGGGCAGAATGTACCAACTGATCTATTAATCCAGGCAAGTATGTTGGATCGATTATCTATGCTTGTATGGATGAAAACCAAAGATGGACAACAGGGCAAAAACCGTCCGGCTTCAATGGTTGATAGTCTTCTCAAGGTTGAGAAGGAAAAGGAACAGATGGTATTTACATCTGGAGAGGAATTTGAAGAATACAGAAGTAAATTGTTAGAAAAGATTGGAGGTGGTAGTTAGTGGCGACAGAATTAGGTAAAGCCTATGTGCAAATAATACCTTCAGCTCGTGGGATGAAAGGCATGCTCTCAAAAGAACTTGGGGCGGATATCCCACAAGTTGGTAAGGAAGTGGGCGAGTCGTTGGCCGGAAAACTGATTGGTGTCACAAAAAAACTGATTGCTGCTGCCGGAATTGGTAAGTTAATTCATTCATCATTGATGGAAGGTGCAGATCTCCAACAGTCATTAGGAGGGATTGAGACCTTATTTAAAGGTTCTGCTGATGTGGTTAAAAAGTATGCTAATGAGGCATATAAAACAACAGGGTTATCAGCCAATGCCTACATGGAGAATGTAACAGGTTTTAGTGCCAGCCTTCTTCAATCGTTAGGTGGTGATACTCGGAAGGCAGCAGATGTTGCTAACATGGCTATGGTCGATATGGCAGACAATAGCAATAAGATGGGGACATCTATGGACCGTATTCAAGATGCTTACCAAGGATTTGCAAAGCAAAACTATACAATGCTAGACAACCTTAAGCTAGGTTACGGTGGTACAAAAACAGAAATGCAACGCTTACTAGCTGATGCGCAAAAACTGACAGGTGTTAAGTATGACATCAATAACCTGTCAGACGTGTACCAAGCAATTCATGCGATTCAAGAGAATTTAGACATTACCGGGACAACTGCTAAAGAGGCAGCGACTACTTTTAGTGGTTCGTTCGCATCCATGAAAGCAGCAGCTCAAAACGTCTTAGGGAAATTAGCTCTTGGCGAAGATATTATGCCTTCATTGCATCAACTTTTTGAAACCGTTAAAACATTCCTTGTAGGTAATCTTATTCCAATGGTATGGAATGTGTTGAAAGGGATCCCCCAGGTTTTAGCTGGTGCACTCGGTGAGCTTATGCACATGCTTTTCGGAGACTACATTGGAGAAAGCATTATGAACGATCTTTATGATGTTTTTGATAAAGTAGGAGGAGTGGTCAGCACTATCTATGATATGATTTTCGGATCATTGAGTAAGAAAGATAATATAGATTTTTTAAAGAAGCTAGGAATAAACGAGAAAACAGCTAGTAGTATTGTGAACATTGGTGATAATATCCGTACCATGTTTGAAAATATTGGTGCTGTTATTAGTAACGTTGCCGGGATTGTCGGAGAGTTCATCAGTGACCTTTTTGGACTTGCTAAAAGTAAAGATAGTGTTGGAGGAGTAGCTTCAGCTTTTGAGGCCATTACTAAAGTTTTAGCTGACGCATCAGGTAAGGTAAAAGATTTTACAAAGTGGATGCGTGAGAATAAAACAGTTATGGATATTGTCAAATCTGCTCTAGCCGGAGCCTTAGCAGGTTTTTTGGCATTTAAAGCAATTACAACTATTCAATCTATTATCACAGGTTTTAAATCAGCACTTTTAGCAGTTAAAGGCGCAGTTTTAGCTTTTAACGCTGCAATTGCTGCTAACCCACTCGGAGCATTGGTAGTTGCTATTACTGCTGTGGTAGGTGCATTAGTCTGGTTTTTCACCCAAACAGAAACAGGTAGGCAGATTTGGAGTGCTTTCGTTGATTTTGTAGTAGGCTTGTGGAATGGTCTTGTAGAGTTCTTTTCAGGTTTATGGACAACAATCTCAGAAGGTGCAATAAATCTCTGGAATGGGGCTGTAGAAGTCTGGAATAGTGTTATCGAAGGAATAAAAAATGCTTGGAATGGAATAGTAGAATTCTTTGTTGCTTTGTGGGAAGGTATTTCTAGTACCGCTACAGCTGCATGGACTACAATTACAGAAACAGTAATGGCCATTGTCCAGCCTTTTATTGATGTTTTTATGTCAATTTGGAATGGAATGAAAGATGGTCTAGGTCAGATTTTCGAAGGAATTAAAACAATTTTCAGCGGGGCCTGGGAATTAATAAAGAGCATTGTAATGGGAGCAGTACTATTTATCATTGATTTGGTAACTTTAGACTTTACAAAAATGGGTGAAGATCTAGGATTGATTTGGGAAAGCATCAAATCTGCCGCATCAATGATTTGGGATGGTATCTGTACTTATTTTAGTGGGATTATTTCTACAATCATAGGATACTTCACTGGTGCTTTCGAAGGGCTTAAGACATTCTTATCTGGAATCTGGGATTCTATAAAGGCAACAGCAGAAGCCATGTGGAATGCAATATGTCAAGCTATTCTTGGTATTATAGATGCTTTCGTAGCTAGCGCAAAAGCCCTTTGGGAAGGTTTCAAATCTTTCATGTCGGGATTATGGGAAGGCATCAAATCTACAGCAATAGGCATGTGGGAAGGTATTAAATCTGGCCTTGGTAGTATTTTCGATGGAATCGCCAGTGGTGCACAAAAGGCATGGGATACCATGAAAAACGGAGTTAAAGACCTTTGTTCAGGTATTAAAGGATTTTTCTCTGGCCTAGCAAATATCAACCTTTGGGATGCTGGTAAAGCTATTCTTGATGGCTTCTTAGGGGGATTGAAAAGTGCGTATAATGGTGTTAAGAATTTTATCGGTGGTATTGCAGACTGGATCCGTAAACACAAAGGTCCTATTTCTTATGACCGCAAGTTATTAATACCTGCTGGTAAAGCTATCATGGGAGGATTTGATGCTTCTTTACAAAATAGTTTTAAAGATGTGCAAAGAACTGTTGGTGGGGTAGCTGGATGGATTTCAAATGCATTTACAGGTGATGATTTTGATTTTGGATCAGGAGCATCTTTCAGTAAAGATATCACATCCACATTGCAGATGCCTAACGCTAAATATGACACAACTGAGTCTAGAATGGTGTCTGAGATGATGATTCTGAGATCAAGTTTAGATACTTGGCTTGAGAAGATATCAAACAAAGACTCTAATACTTACTTAGATGGAGAAAAATTAGCGATCAATGCTTATCAACGTCAAGGACGAATCATGGCTAGAGAGGGGATCTAATGGCAGTAAATTATCTGATTATCAATACTTTTAACACAAATACTATATCAGATAGTGTGGTGACTGATTTTGGAGATATTAAAGGTGCTATCCCTCGATATGATGAGCAGAAAAAACTATTTGGAATGAATGGCCAGTATAACATTGAAGATGGTGCTTATGATGGATATGAGCGTACTTTGAAGTTGTTTGTTAAGCGATATGAAGATGCTCAAGCTATTATTAACGCATTCCAGAAGCAAGACAATGTATTGGAATTTAGTTATCAGCCTGGTAGCATTTACTATGCCGATTTACTTGAATCAGAAATCTCGCCTCATGGCCAAAATAACTGGATTGTAAGTATCAAGGTGTATCAACATCCTTTCAGATATTTAAAAAATATTCAAGAGGTTGTGCTGTCAGGAAGTGGGACAATTACTAATCCAGGTACAATTTACTCAGAACCTGTTATAACAGTTGAAGGTCAGGGAGAAGTGACCCTAACGATTGGCAACCAGACAATGGGATTAAATTTATCAGGTGGGGCTAAAATTGATTGTAGACAACGGAAGCAAAATGTATATACATTGAGTGGGCAGCTTAAGAACACCTTGCGAACAAGAGGGCCGTTTTTTGAACTGCCTAAAGGAGTTATAGGTGTAACTACATCTGGTAATGTTTCCAAAATCAAAATTCAAGGAAATTGGAGGTATATCATTTGATTTATTTAAAAGAGGGTAATATTCCTCTTAATTTGTGTACGGATGATGACATCAGCCAGCAAGAAAATAATACTTATCAGCTTACCTTCAAGTATCCTGTTAGTGATGAAAAATGGAGCCTGTTACAAAACGAAGTGCATTTGTTAGCAGATGATTTGTCAGGAGAACAAGAATTTGTAATCATTGACATCCAGAAGGAGCACGGATATATCACGGTATATGCCAATCAAGTAGCAACGTTGCTAAACGGATATAGTATCCGCAAGATCAATGTAGATCGGGCGAATGGTTTTACTGTGATGAACAAGCTAGTAGAAGGGCTAAAGAGAGAATGCCCTTTTACTTTCTTTTCTGATATCTCTGAATTACACACTTTAAACATAGAGAATGTATCAGTAATTGATGCACTTCTAAAAGGTCAGCACTCAATTATTGGTCAGTGGGGTGGTGATTTAGTCAGAGATAAATACTCAGTTAGATTGTTAAAAAATGGAGGGATTGAGAATCAATCTCTTTTTATGTATAAGAAAAATCTTTCTGAATACAAAGAATCCACTACTACTAAATCACTTAAGACTAGAATTCATTTTCGTAAGGTCATTACTGCATCTGGAGAGGGAAAAAAAGACAAAATCCTTGAGGCTACTGTAGATAGTCCACTTGTAGATAAGTATAAGCATATCTATGAGGATGATATGGAAGTACAAGACCAGGATATTAAAACCATTGAGGATTTAAAAGAGTATGGTAAGAAATACTTTCAATCAAGTCTTTGCGATTTGCCAGATGAGAGCTTAGAGATTGATGTGTTGGGTCATGCTGATCAACCAGTAAAACTATTTGATACAGCATTAATCTTCTATGAACTCTATAATGTTGATATTCGCAAAAAGATTACCAGCTATAACTACAGTCCAATGTCTAAAAAGTTGAAGAAGATTGGATTTGGCAAAATCTCACGTTCGCTAGGTGGTGCGATTGGCAAAATCGTTGCCGATATAGTCAAAGATAAAATTGCTAGTCACGATACTGAATACGAGGCAAAAGTGCAGAAGCTTGTAGATAATGCTAATGCTGAATATGACAAACAATCAAAAAAGCTGGAAAATAAAATCACAGACGGTATTGAGCAAGCTAAAGCGCAAGCTGAAGTAGTTAAGCAAGAAATCTCTGCACAAATCACTGGAAGATTCAACGATTTCAATTTACGTTTAAACACAGAATTATACAATCAAGACAGTAAGATTTCATATGCAAAAGAACAAGCAGAAGCTGCATTTAATCAAATATGGTCTGTACGTTCAATAGCTGACAAAGCATTTGAGAAAGCTCAACAAGCATCAGCTCAAGCATTACATGCCATTGATAATAACGATAAGATCAAATCGGAATTGGCCGATTTTAAGAAATCAGCACAAAATTCCCAAACTACATTATCAGAAGAAATCAATGCATTTAAAGAGCAGTACGGAACTAAATTAAATGAAGTCGTAAATACAACTGATGGAATTTCAACTAAGATTGCGGAAATTAAGACATACGTTGATAACGATGGCAACCGTACTGAAGAATTGAGACGTTATGTCAGAGATGAGACTTCAACTAATATCACGTCAATTCGTGAGGAACTGTCAACCAATTACATCAGCAAAGCAACTTATAACGAGAACGCAAGAACGGTTGAACGAAGATTTGAAGCGCTCACGAGCGAACAAGACGCTAAGTTAGCTACTTATAAGCAAGGTATTGATGGAAGATTTACTGAAATTTCTAGTTTGTTGAATGGGAAAGTAAACAAATCTGACTTCCAGCGTATCCAAGAGAATTCAGCTATTTATGAACGTATTTTAGGTACATCAGAATCTGATGCGCCAGACAAAATGTCACGTTTGATCATGTCTAGCCAGATATTTCAGACAGAGGTTGGAAAGTACGTTACAGATGATAACAACTTGATTGTTAATTCTATGACGATGGACAAAAATACGCTCGTTGGGAACAACAACCCTAAAGCGAGCGTATCTGTTAGTGATGGTATTTTTACAATCAAGGCGCAGGGATTGA